ACCGGCACCTGTATCGTGGCCGTGCCTGTAACAGCGACATTGGCTGTGGCGGCGGCAGACGTAACATCAAACGCGGGGATGCTGTCGAGATTGCCGTAGACATCTAGCGCGTCGAGGTTGGTAATCAGATCGTCAAGCTCGTCCATCGTAAACTGACGAGTGAAGTCTAGTCTGATTAGTACGTCGTCATCGTCCAGACTGCCGACAATGCTATCAAGCGGCGTCGTGATTTCATCTAGGTTTGGCTTTGCGATAGCCATTGTTATGCGGCGGTAATGTCCAGATCACCGACTGCGATTTTCAGTACATCCCCCGAGGTTATGGTCTTGGCAGATGTGAAGGATCCGCTTACCAACATATTCCCAGAGGATGAGGCATCGAACAAAGCCCAATGGCTTACGCTACCCCAATTACCTGTGGCGGCTGCAAACTCAATCGCCGCATCATTTGACATGGTGCCGCTGGCTGCGCTGCCGAAAGATACCGCCACACGGCTATAGTTGTTGCCGGTAAGCTCTGTGCCACTTGCGTCGTCGTTGAAAGCGCCGGTAGACAGGCCGAGATAAACAGCCGATGGTGCAGTGAAGGTTGCGTTAGCGCCAAGAACATCCAGCACCTTGTTCTCAGCGTAGTCAGAAAGTGCAGACATTTTTAGCTCCTATGATGATGCCGATGCGTTTTGCCGCTGGTAGATGCTCGTCATTTGCAGCGTTCCAGTGCCGTAGTGTGCGCGTTGCTCGTCTTTCTTGATTTCTTCAATCGCGCGGGTGAATTTCTGGTCATAGACTTGCGCCCTGCCGTCATCCATCAAGTACATGTATGCCTCGACCAAAGCGCCGTTGAGATAGGCGTCGGGGTGGCGTGACAGGATGGTGTTCGTGGCGTTTGTGTCAGACAGTGCTGTGATACTGCCGATGTAGATGATCTCGGCTGTGTAAGCGGAATCAGGTATCGGGCGAAACTTAATCTCGCTGCCAACAATGCTGTATGCCTGCGGCTTGCCCGTGCTGCCACCAAAGTCAGAGTCGAGCGCCGTTGGTGAGCGATATTCCAGAACAGTGTTTGGGCTGGTGTTCAGCTTGACCTGACGCACCTCACGCAAGTCTGTTGGCAGTGCTACAAACTCGTCGCCTACAACCAGTGTGGCGTTGGCCCGCTTCTCCTGGCTCCTACTCTCAAGCTCACGGGACAGACGTGCCTCTGCAAGCGAGATGAAGTCGGGTATCTGCGTTGTTAGATCAGTGCGCGCCAGAAAGTTGGCAACGGCTGTCTTCAACTCTGTGTAGGTTGTGATGCTCATATGTTGCCACCACCCGATCTAAAATAACGATTGTCATAGTCATTCAGCCATTTGCGCCACGCCTTGGGGTTATCGCGTGGTTCGCCAAACTTTTGTCTAAGCTGCAAATAAATGATGTTGGGGATGTCGGCGACCTTCTGCCAATGTGCCTGTGTATTGCCCTGCAAAGATCCCTTCTGATAGGCGTTTTGCTGCAACTTGTTGCTTTCCAGCACATGCTTGAAATGCTGCTTTTGCTCTATCGTCCAGCCACCCTCTGGATTGTCGTGCATCCAGATTTCTTTGCCAGCCTCACGGTCATACTTGAGAAGACGTTTTGTCATGTTTGCCCCAATAAAAAAGGGCGACCGAAGCCGCCCTCTTTCTGGTTGTGTGGTTAGGTGTTAGCTGCCGTTCAATCCGAATACGACGGCGTGTGCCTTCGGTGCTTTGACCTTGAGCGCCCACTCAATGATGATCTGCGTTTTGTCTGCGTCACCGCTGGAACCAATCTCGTTCTCCGAGAAGTTGCGTCCAGTGAGTGTGGAGAGGCACACAAAGTTAGGATCAATGAGGAAGATGCGGTCATTGCCCATGAACCGTGTCGGCGTGATGTCGAGCGTACCAAAGTCATTGAGGTACACCGCAGTAGAACCAACAAAAGTCGGTGCTTTGCCTTCGGTCATGTTGACCTGATTGGTGACAAGATTGGTGCCACTCTGCGTCAGATCAGAGATGTTCGCCCTATTCGTGGCAGAACACACAAGCAACGAAGGGTTACCGCCGTCAGTCCATGCTGCCTGCATGGCTGTGTCAATGCGTGCAAGTGTCAGCGCATGTGCAGTACCCGTGGTGTCGGCAGTGTCAGTACCATCACCAGTTGCAAAGCCCATGTCAGACGGCTTGTCACCGTTTGTCATCCACGTCAGAAGCGACGCAGACTTACGCGGCTCAGAGGCAGAACGTGCGACGTTTGTGTTGGTAATCATACCTTCTACGTCGCGCCTTAGCTCCAAGCCTTTAAGCACGCGCTGGTATGCTACTTCACGGTCACGTCCAGCTTTATCTACTGCATCCAGCGTTTTGGATACGATGAAGCCTTTCTGTGAGATCTGGTGGTAGTTACCAAGACGTGCAGTAGCAGTGACACCAGTGTCACTCATGTCAGCACCCTCGTTGACGTGATTGCTTTCATTCACGCTTGCGAGTTCTTGTGTCTGCCATTCAGTGAAAATGCCTGTAGAGGTTTCCTTCTCTACAGAAGAAAATACTGGGGTTTCATCAGAGTCCACTTTGTAGATGATGTCTGCAAGGGTCTCTCTTTCACCCACAGCGGTAGCGGTGGTGGCGGTTGCCATGATGGCCTCCTTTTAGTTGCCAGATTGAATGAGATAATCGACTGCGTTCTTGAAGCTTGGTGCTTTGTCGAACGCTGCACGACGCTTGCGCCGCGCACTTGCTTGGACTTCTTTCTTCGTGCGGGGAGTGCCAGCCTTTGGTGTTTTCGGTGCTGCACGAACCTTCTTCTTTGCAGTCTTCGCTTGGTCGCTGATCTTGCTCAACTGCCATGAATCGTACAGCGCCTTGATGGCACGATGGTCTGACGCCTGATTGATTTCCTCTTGAGTATATCCATACTCTTTCACAGCAAAATCAATGAGTTCAGCACGTTCTGTCTGGCGAACACCTTCGTCTCGCCATTGAGGTATCTTGTCAAGCATCAGTTCCGATTGCTGGCCCAGATGTGTCTTCCACAACTCGACTTGCTCGGCTTGCTGCTCTCGACTAATACGCTCGTTCTCTGCGCTGATCTGCTTCTTGCGTTCTTGCAAACGCTGATTGTCAGTCCATCTCCTGGCGTATTCATCCGCCGGAAGCGTTTCTCGCAATTCGTCCCAATTTGGTTCAGCACTCGTCTGTTCCAAGTATTGCTGGATCTGCTGTAGTCCTTGCTGATATGCGTCACGATACTGCCGCGTCTCGTTCTTTTCAGCCTCAAGGGCTTTCCGATCCTCGGCGTTCTTCTGCATACCTTTTGTAAAAGCCGATTGACGTTGATAGCCTTTGGCAGCTTCCTCTAGCGTCACCTCAAATGTCTCTCCATCTACAGTGACGGAGACCATTTCCGGTTGCTGTTGGTCCTCACCTTCGGCGTCTTCCTCGTCTTCGACATCACCTTCCTCGGCGTCGTCTTCCTCAAACTCAGCTTCGGCTTCTGCCTCTACCTCGTCCTCGGTCGTCTCTTCCTCGGTAGGCTCTGGAGCATCATCTTCAATCAACTCCTGTGGGGCTTCCTCACTCACCGTTTCCGCTTCTGGCGGGGGTGTCATAAGTAGTCCCTGCGCTTCCGCAAACGAAAGCTGCGTGCTGGTTCCTTGCGGATTGTCAGCCATAATTTCTAACCTCTTTGTTGGTTGTCCAGATTGACCTGTGCAATCTTCCCGCTCTCAACCACGGTCTTGAAATGACCGCGCAGTGCGTTCAGTGCTTGCAACAGATGAAAGATCCGCTCACGGTTCTCTGTGTCCGCGACGGCTGTGTTCTTCCACGCATCTATGAAATCGGCCTCTAGCTTCTCAAAAGCCTCAACCACGAGCGGCTCACGCAAAAACGCTTCGGCCTTTGCTGCCCGATCTATCTCGTCCCGCCAGTTTGCCCCCGACATTAGAGTAGCGTGTAACCTGTCAGATCAGGGGGGCGCTGGAAAAAGGACGGGCGCACCGCAAAACTCTGTGTGAACGCACGGTTTGCAGCATCAAAGTCAAAGCCGCTTGGAAGGTTTGCAGGCGCATCGTCAAGCGATGTGCGGCGAAAGAACAAGTCGCCAGCGGGTCGGGAGGAATCCCCACCGGTGCCATTGTCCGCCTGCAACTCTCGCTTTGTCTTGCGACGGCACGCCTGCAAATCTTCGTCAAACACATAGCCATCTGGACACTGATCGCGGCCTGTCAGCGGGTTTGTGACAGGCGGAACAGTTTCGTCACTGCTTGCTTCGGCAGGCGGTGAATAAGGATTTTCACCGAAGCCGGTGTAAACTTGTGTCGGCCCGAGGAACGGCAGTTCAGGACCGAAATCACTGTAACCGCGCACATTCCCCTGTGGGTCGTTGTTAGTGGTGAAAATGCCCGTCAGATTTGTCGTTGGTATGCCGGATGGCTGTGGCGTTTGTGCCGCCAAGATGTTGCGTGCCACAAAATCATTACGCCCCTCAAGATTAG